CCTGCCGCCCGGCTCGCCAGTGACGGTGATATGGACCGGGGAACGCGAAAAATATGGGAGACTCTTGTCTGAGGTTATTTCCAAGGGGGAGAACATCAACCGCTCGCTGGTCCGGCTCGGCTTTGCCGTCGAGTACCACGGCGGCACAAAACTATCGTGGTGCACGCCATGACCAAGCAAACCCCAGTGATCACGCGCAAGGCCCCGCTGGCGGCGAATTCCTACAGGGCCGACACCCGCACCGTAGAGGCGATCATCTCCACCGGGGCACCCGTGGACCGCTTCGATATGCGCGGCCCCTATATCGAGAAGCTTTCTACCGGCGGGCAGGCATGGCCTGATCGCGTGCCCGTCATTGATGCCCATGACCGTGGCAGCATGAACTCCGTTCTCGGCCATGCCGACAATATCCGGACCGTTGGCAATGAATTGCACGCGACGATCCATCTCTCGAAACACAATCCCACGTCGGAGCGCCTTGCGCTCGAACTGGCGGACGGAGCCGTGTTTGGAATCAGCATCGGCTATTCCGTCGCCGAGTGGAAAGAGACGAAGGAGGGAGAGGTAAGGACCAAGACCGCCTCCCGATGGAATTTGATTGAACTCAGCTTTGTTCCCGTCGCCGCTGATCGGCTGGCGTCAACCCGAAATCATGAAGGAAATCACAACATGGACCCCAACACCGAAACCGTTGAGCGCTCCGCGATCAATGTGGAGATAAGGAATATTGCCCGCGTAGCAGGCCTCGATCAAAAGTTCATCGATACCCAGATCGATGCCAACGCCAACGCGGACCAGACCCGCGCCGCCGCCTTTGCCGCCATGACGGAACTGGCGAATACGACGCGCACCATCACCTCGACGGCACACAATGACCAGAGCCTTGATAATCCGGAGGTTCGCAGCCGGGCCATGGGCGAAGCCTTGTTCGCCCGGTTCACGCCTGACCATAAGCTGAGCGACGCCGCCAAGGGCTTCGCTGGAATGACCATGGTGGATTTGGGCCGGGAATGTCTCCGTTCCGCCGGTATCAGGACCACCGGGCTTTCGCCAAACCAGATCGTCACCCGGTCCCTGCACACCACAAGCGATTTCAGCCAGATTTTGGGCAACACCATCGGCATGTCGATGAGGAAAGCCTATGAGGCCGCCCCCTCCGGCTTAAAGCCGGTCGCCCGTGTCGGCACCATGCCGGACTTCCGCGCCCGCATGCGGCTGCAAATCAGCCAGTTCTCGAAACTCGAAAAGGTCAATGAGAACGGCGAATTCAAGCGCGGGACGTTCCTCGAAAATGGTGAGGCGTTCAAGCTGGATACCTTCGGCAAGGTCTTCGGCATCACCCGCCAAGCCATCGTCAACGATCAGTTGGGCGTGTTCCAGAACGTGCCCGCCATGCTCGGGGCCGCCGCTTCCAGCTTCGAGGCTCAGGCCCTTGTCGATCTGGTTATCGTAAACCCCGCCGGACCGCTCATGTCCGACAACAAACGGCTCTTTCATGTCGATCACGGCAACCTTGCCGCATCCGGTGCGCCGCCATCGGAGGCCACGCTCACCGCCGCCCGGCTCGCCATGCGCGGACAGAAGGACGCCAGCGGGCAACTTATATCGGTCGCCCCCAAATTCCTCGTGATCCCGCCAGCCTTGGAAACGGCGGTGGAGAAATTGCTGACCACCCTCGCCGCCACGACGACCGGCGAGGTCAATGCCTTCGCCGGGAAGCTGACGGCCATCGTGGAGCCACGGCTCATCTCGGCGGCGACTTGGTATTTGGTTGCCGACCCGGCCCAGTTGGAAGGGCTTGAATACGCGCACCTCGAAGGGGAGCCGGGACCGCAGATCGAAACCCGCGCTGGCTTTGACGTCGATGGCGTCGAGACACGCGTAAGGCTCGATTTCGGCGCGGGCTTCCTCGACTGGCGCTCGTGGTTCAAAAATCCGGGCTGATCCCATGGCAACCCTTGATGAACTCAATGCCCAACTTGCGGCTCTCCGCGCCGCCCGTGCCAGCGGCGTGCGCTCAATCCAATTCGCCGCCGGTAACGGAAGTTCCCGGAGCATTCAGTACCGTGATGATCATGAACTGGCCGCCGCCATAGCGTCGGTCGAGGCATTGATCGCCGGTGACACCGGGGGCCGCGTCCACACGATCCTCATCTCAACATCGAAAGGACTCTAAAATGCGTAACTATGTGCAGCCCGGCAACACCATCACGGCGATCACGCCGGTTGGCGGTTGCGAGAGCGGCGATCCCGTCTTGCTCGATCACCTCTTTGGCGTAGCCAGCACTGCCCAGCTTGAAGGTGATGAAGTCGAACTTGGCACCACCGGCATCTACGATTTGCCCAAGGCCACCGGCGCAATCACCGCCGGGCAGATTGCCTACTTTGACGGCACCGCGAAAGTGGTGACAACCGATGATGACACGGGTGGGAACATGCGTGTCGGCATCTTCGTATTGCCAGCCGCCGAGGCCGCGCTCACGGCGCGTGTGCGCCTCGATGGCGCGGCATCATAGGTCAGGGGGAACGATCCTGCGCCACTGAGGCAGCGCCAATCTTAGCGTTGTCCCCCGTCGTCAACATGGGACGCTGAGAAAGCCTCAAACCCGCCGGGGATTTCTTCTTTCCCCGGCGGGCATCTCGAAAAGCGACACCCTCGGTATCAGATGCCGGGGGCACCAAAACCACGGAGGACGAAATGATGAAGGAATGCCGAAAGGCGCGGCACTCGCCGCACGGATCAGGTTATGAAAACGGAAACAACGCTCGATCCTTCCAAGATCACCGACACCACGTCGCTCAGTCTCGCAACTGCGGCGAAACTGGCCTTCCCCGATGGCACGGTCAGCAAGAAGACCCTGCTCAACCAGATCGCACTCGGGAAGCTTAAGGCATGGAAGATCGGCAAGAGGTTCTACACCACGCTCGATGAAATCAAACAAATGAGGGCATCATGTCACGTCACGCCAAAGGACCGCGCCGCTACTTGCGCACACCCAAGGGCCGCACGCCCACCTACGTCATCCTCGATGGACAGAACGAAGTCAGCACTGGTTTCGGCCTCGGCCAAGAGCAAGAAGTTGATAAAGCGCTCGCCGACTACATCGGGAAAAAACATACACCGCACTGGCGCGACGGTGATCCCGATCACGTCCTAGTTGCCGATGTCATGGGCTATTATGTCGAAGAGCACGCGCCGGAACTCGCCCATCCCGAACTTGTCGGATACCATAGCCTAACCCTGCTCAAGGCGTGGGGCACCAAGCCCTGCTCGGCGATCACTGGCGATTCCTGCCGCCAGTATGTGCGTGACCGCGTGAGCGGAAAACTCGGGCGGGTGGTGGTGCCAGCAACCGCACGGCGCGAACTTAAAACCCTGCAAGCGGCCCACAATTTCGCAGTCAAGAATTCAAAACTGCGCTTTCCCCCGCCCATCCATATGCCGCCGGACGCGCCACGCCGCGAGTGTTGCCTCGATCGCAGTGAAGTGGCCCGCCTTGTCGCCGGGGCCATGGGCTTCACGCCGGGCTTCTATTCCATCGCCACGCGCCAGCCGGTGCTCGACCTCAAGCATTGGGTGAGGCTGCACAAGCCGCTCTACCATGTCGCCCGCTTCATCCTGATCGCCTTCTACACGGGCACCCGGCACGACGCGATACTGCGTCTGCGTTGGGGCGTTAACAGTGACGGCGGATGGTTCGACCTCCATCACGGAAAACTCTACCGCAAGGGCGAGGGTGAACGTGAGACGAGCAAGCGTCGTCCACCGGCCCCGATCCATCACGACCTCCTGCGGCATTTGCCGCGTTGGCGTCGTCTGACCGTCAATGGCCCGGTGGAATATGCCGGTAAGCTGATCCTTCGCCAGAAGCGCGGCTTCAATGTCGCCCGCGACCGGGCATGCCTTGGCCGCGAGGTGACGCCGCATGTGCTTCGCCACACCTGCGCGACCATGATGCTGCGAGCGGGCCTCACGGTATGGGAAGTGGCGGGGTATTTGGGCACCAGCCCCAAGCTGATTGAAAGCACCTACGGCCATCACGCACCCGACCATATGATGCGTGCCGCTACCTCCAATCTTGGGCGCAATCTTGGGACACGCACCTTGAGGGAGATGCAAAATGCGCGTTAAACCCAATGAAAATAATGGTCGGAGCGCGGGGATTCGAACCCCGGACCCCTACCCCCCCAGAGTAGTGCGCTACCGGGCTGCGCTACGCTCCGACACGGGCCAGCGTCTAGCACCCTCTCCGATAAACCGGAAGCCC